GCACCTTGTAACAAATCATCACCATAAACTATTCCAGTGTTAGTGCCTAACGCCTGAATAAAGGCTTTATCCCAACCCGGCGTTCTAGGAAGGTGATCATCACCCATGAAAACAAAATAATCATATAAAGGATATTTAGTAATATCCAAAAGAAGAACTGCACCGGTATTAAGAGATTTAGCACAACCACCTGTTTTATTATCCGCCGGTAATTTTTTATAGTTCTCACTTTTGGCATACTCATTCCATTTAGGATCATCATTATCTATAACAATGTAAAGGTCGGCTTCTGCACCGGTATCCTTAAATGCCTGTGCTAACCGTTCGGCATTTTCAGGCCTACCCCTACTGGGTACAACCACGCACATCTTCATGGCAATAGAGTAAGGGATAGGGCTGACTTATTACTTAGATATAAGAATTTGGTAAAGCGTGTCTAACTTATCTTCTATGCGTGCAACCCGGCCTTCTAGGTTATGGCCACCATTGCCATCAGGCTTTAACTCACTTAGATAATGCTTTACCAGCCAACGCACTGAAGCAATAAATGATCCAATTATTGTGGCAATAGATACGACTAATGCCATCCAATCATTTGCGGTCATTTGCTATTGATGCCGAACTGATCATTTTTAGGATCAAGGAAGCGCATTAGAGGGGCAACTACCGCACCTGCTAAAATTGCAAATTCAGGGCGTACATCAGCGACTAAAGCCAATATTGTTGTAACGGTTGCAACCGCTACGCTTCTTAGGTATGACTTAATAATCTCTTTTTGATTCTTGTTAATTGTCATTCTAATCCTAACTCTTTTATTTTCGCCTTAACTTTATTACGATCTAACGCAATCTCAAAGTGCATTTCATCTTTACGCTTCTTGTAATTGCCGCCCCAGGCCAAACCGTATTTAGTTATTAACAGGATAATCATATTCCTTTGTTCCCTATTAAATGTATTTGACTTGCCCAAAGGATGCTTAATTGCATTTAGGTCAATAGCAGTACCGGATGAGTGGTTACTTAATACCTTCTCTGATCCCCTGGTCATGCGAAAAGCAAAACCCCAATCATCTAATTGGCCTTGATCAATGGGTTCTACTAACTCATGGAACTCTTTAGCAAAATTAACAAGTAAGGGTGCAACCGCTTTGGCACATGCAAATTTAATTTTTATACCTGGTACTGTAAAAGATTCAATGCCTAACGCCTTACGATCCTCACTAGCCGGCCATCCATTAGGGCTAGTGAGTTCTCTGATCGTTGCCATAACTAGTTACAATTCATAAATATTGTACTATAAACCTAAAGCCCTTAAATCATCAGTAGTTAAACCAAGTGCGGCCAATTTACCTTCGGCTGTTGCCTTAGCATTTGCTTTCGCTTCGGCTTCGGCAATAAGTTTTGGCTCTAAAATAAGCCAAGCATCTTGCACTTGTTTCCAAGTTGGTTTACTGCGGCTATCTTGCCAATCTAAATTATCAAAACATTCTTTACTGTTGGCTGTGGTACTGCCAAAGTATTCTGCCGCTGGTAATAACGCCTCTATTGCCATTGCTACATCAATCATAATTAACCAATCTTTTCTATTGTTATTTGAGAATAAATGTTTAATTGAACGCCGTCAAGTGCACCACCGTCCGATGATCCAAAACCATCACCATTTTTAGTTCCATTAGAATAATGTTGTAATTCAATAACTTTTGTTCCTGTTATTGTAAAAACTCCAGTAATTACATTTATTGGTTCTTCTACCTGAATTGAAGGATCACCAGAGTAACTTATTGAACCTGCTATCAAAGTTGCAGAATTGGTTATGTTGTATAAACGAGAATAGTTACGCTGAACCGCTCTACTTGGTGTAGTAGCCATCGCATAATATGTTCCCGCTGGTAATGTAATTTGATTTGAAGCCAATGAGCAACCTGAAATTGAATTTACTTGAGTTGTCTGTAAATCTCTAGTGCGCCATGCACCGCTGGTAAAAGTACCACCTGCGGTGTTAACTGCTTTTGCATCTTGAAATATTGCGTATGTTCTACTTGCCGCCGGTGTAGCCGCCGCCCCAGCCGCTTTAATAAATATAGCAGCAGATGTACTAGTAAAATCTAAAGTGCCGCTTTCGTATTGTGCTAATGCTAATGTTGCGGCGGTATCAACTGTCGCTGTACCTGCTGTAATTGTGCAAACTCCAGTACCAAGATTTGTTATTTGAACTGTATCACCTGCCGCAAACAATCCAGTATTAACTGTAATAGTTGTAGCACTGGTAGATGTCATTGATATTGCAGTACCAGCATCAGCCGCAACTAAAGTATAACTTGCAGTTTTATTAGATGCCGCGCCACCTAACATTGCCGTTTGTTGTAAAGATGTCATTTGGGCGGCGGTAAGAACCTGCCCTACGCTAAATGTTTGTTTTGCCATTTATACATACTCCCTAATAAGCCAAAGAATCTTCATCTAAAATTCCATCAACGGTAGAGTCTAGCAAAAAACCTGATGCAAAGGGTATCGCGCAAGTAAAGGTTACTAAAAAAGATTTTGGTGTTATTTGATAGGTAAGGCCTGAAATTACACTATCTGTAACCACATTCCCTGCCGGCAAGGTTTGAGTAACCTGTATAGGATCAAACATATCTAAATTCAAAGCGGCTACTACCCGGCTTGGATCATTCTCACCATAGGCATCAACTGTTAGTGAATTAAGTTGAATGTCCACGCCTTGTTCTTTTCGGGATGCAATGATCATTTGTGCTTGATTTAACGCATCTACTTCTGTTTGCATAATGCCGCTTCTAATTCGGCTATGTTGAAAATAATCATCAATGCTTGCGGTATCGCTGGCAGTTTGACCAGTTAATCCTGTTGGCGTAACTGTTACTTTGTTAATCATTTGATAATCTGAAATATCAAATTCAACTGCCTGATAGGTAATATCACCTGATCCTGGTACATCACTAAATTCAGTTAATGTGCCACCTGATGCAACTATGATGTCATTGCGTGATAAGAATTTTGCATAACCGCGTTGATCCATATAGAACGCGCCCAGGTCTGTACCCTCTACAATCTGACACGCACCCAATAATGATCTTGATGATCCATCATCTGCCTGAACTGTTGTAATAGCAGTAGTTGAAATATCACGCATACCGCCTGGCCAATCACCGGCATCTAACAAACTTGTAATTCTTTGGGCTGTTGTTTGTCCGGCAGTGCCACCACTAACAGATGTAATAGTTGTTAAATTAAGTAACTGGAATCCATCTACGCAAGACAAAGTTACATAGGCTGGATCAAATCCAGTAGGGCTTTGGTAATTCCATTCCTGTACATACATAGAACCTAAGTTATATGTTGTGCCTGCATACTCAGCCGTAAAGCGAATCTTACGCATAGGTTTGATCTTGCCGTATAAACTAGAACCTGTATTGGCTGGATTAAATTGACCTGTTTCATCCACAAATGTAATGCGTGCTGTACCACCGGTAAATGAATCTGATGATCTATTAAAAGCACGGCGAATATAACATTGAGTTACCAAAGATGTTATATCAATTACATCTGCCGCCGCCGTACCCAAAACTGCAACATCCAATGGTGTAGAGGGATCATCAAGCACAAGGCTCGGATCAAAGGAAGCACCGCCGGCAAAATCTATCTCGGCCTTAAATATTGCGGCTGGCATTATCTTCCTAAATTAGTTAATTGAGTTACTGCACCTGATCTGTTTAAGTTATACAAAGCATCTTGAATTACAGATTGTAATTGGCCTTCTGATATAACTGACCCGGCTACATTTACATTAACAGTAGTACCCATGCTACCCATTTTATCCAATGGTATAACCGCTTCTGATCCGGCTTCACCAATCATTGCAAGTGTAGGGCTATTTACAATCCCACCTTCTGCCATGCGTGGTATATCAAATAGTTTTTGATAGTAATCAACGGCTTGCGCTGTATATCTTGCGCTTGATCCAGCCATAGCCGCGTTTAAGCCTTCTTTTCTTAAATCTTCAAAAACTTGTTGGCCTAGAACATTTGGTGCTTGACCAGTTAAAACCGCTTCCTGGAATTCCGGAGATGTTATTTCTTGAAATTGTCTTGTTTGATATTCAATAGTTTGACCTATTGGCATTTTCTTTTTGCCAATTTCATCAAGCAATGCCAACATTTTGCGTAGTTCATCATTAGCGGCAAACAATGTGCGTAAGTAAATAAGAACTTCCGTGGTTGTAACTCCCCACTTCTTAGCCAACATTTCAACTTCACCAGTTGTGATTTGACCATCTTCAATAACCTTTAATACATCTGCATAGCGTTCGGCTTCATCAACGGCTTTTTTAGTACCATCCGCTAACTTCTGCAATATCTTTACACGCAACTCATCTTCGGCAGATAACTTACGGCTTA